TAATTATAAATAAATGGTTATAATATATTTACATTTTCATAAATGTGCAGGCACATCAATTATTAAAATGTTTGAATTAGCTAAAAAAAGATTTTACCAACCAAATATTAATGGAAATCCATGGAATAATAATAATATAATTGAATTTTGGAATTATAATAAAGAACAATTTAGTTTATTTTTGAATAGATTAAAAAAATGGAAAATTGAATTTATTGCATGTGAGTGGAATTTTTTAAAAGAAGAATGTTTATTTAATGATATTATATTTATTACTACATTTAGAGATCCATATGATAGATTATTATCTACTTATAATTATCATGGTGGAGATAAAAAATATAAATCAATTATTAATTGGTATAATAAAAAAATATTTTGGGAGAGATCATGGACTAAACAAAAATTTTGTATCAGTATAAATCAATCTAATTATTATACAAAAATGTTAAATAATTTAGGTAATACTTATAATAAAATTATAGATGACTCACATTTAACCAAGGCTAAAAGAATATTAGAAATATTTGATGATATCATTATTCTAGAAAATACTAAAACTTTTAATACTTTATATAAATATGATATTACAAATACAAAAATCTATAAAAATAAAGCCCCAAAATATGATATAAATATTCCACCAAATTTCAAAGAAAGATTTATAATAGAAAATAATTATGATTACAAATTATATGAATATGTAATTAATGAATTTGGCAAATAATTTCTATAAATATATAGTATAAATGGGACAATCTAAGTCGAAATCACAAATAACCCAGGATATAAATAATAAATATATAAATAATGAAACTATTAATATTGTTAATAAATTTATAACAGAAACTTTTATTAATATATCACAAACAATAGTTAGTAATTGTACTAGTTCTGCAATTGGTAGACAAAATATTACAATAAATGATCTTACTGCTGAAGGTGATATAATTATTTCTGGAAATCAGAAACAACAGATTTATTATGATTTTCAATGTATGCAACAAAATGATGTTAAAACAGAAATTGCAAATCAATTAGTAGATAAATTATTACAACAATTGTCAACAAATGTTAAAAATGATCTATTTAATCAAATGAAAGCATCAGTTGATTCTAAATCTAAAGCAGGTGCAATCTCTTTACCATTTACTAGTTCTGATGCTGATGCTGATGTTAATCAGAGTATAAATAATGAATTACAAAATAATATTAAAAAAGATTTAACAAATGTTATGAAAACAGTTACCAAAGCTACTATATCTCAAAAATTTATGAATGATTGTGTTGGTAAAGTTATTGCTCAACAAGATTTTAGTGTTGTTGGAGCAAAAGCTGGTGGTAGTATAACTATTGGAGTTGATCAAGAACAATTAATAAAAACTTTTACTAATTGTATACAAGCGTCGAATATTGGTACAAGATTAATAACAGATGCTGCTTATACTGCTGGTATTGATGTTGAAGGTGGTTATGATAATAAAGTAAAAAATGTACATGATGCTCAAGCTGAAGCATCAGCTGAAACACAAAGTGTAATTGATGAATTAAGTAATCTACTAACAAGTGTGTTAGATGCTATTATACCTGATTTTGGATTAATAGGTAGTAGTGTAATTGGATCGAGTATTAGTTCAAGTTCTTTATGTTGTTGTTTTTTTTTAATTATATTATTAATTCCTATGATTAGTAGAATGAAACGTTAATTGTAATATAATATACTATAATTTTAATTTATATATTTTTCTAAAACATTAATATTTTTTCCAAAAATAACAATTTTTGTTTGTAAGTTTTTGAATGATCTAATATAATTTTTATTAATATATTCTTTTGTTGGTTTACTTAATATATAATAGATTCTAAATTTTAATGCTTCTAATAATTCTTTAAAATTTGCATATTTTAAAAAAATTTCATTGTGTAATTTATAATTAAAAGTACAATTAATCGAATAATTTAAAAAAATATGTTGATATATAACATTATAATCTATTTTATTATCAAATGATGTTAATTTATCAAATTCAAAAAAGAAATTTAATAATGGTTTATATGTAATTTTTATTAAATTATTTTGATATAAAATATAATAGATAGTATATATAATTTGACCAATTGTAGCTTTATTTAATAATATATTTTCATTCCAATTTATTAAATATTTATCATTAATAAATAGTTTGCAATTATTTGCAATGTATTCCATAAATTTAATACTTTTATTATCTAATACTTTAAATATATTATTTTCAATTTTATATTTATTTACAATCTTCATCTACCATTTCTTTAACTAATTCATAAAAAGTATATTTTGGTTTCCAACCTAATTCTTTTCTGGCTTTTATACTATTACCTAATAATTCATCTACTTCTACTGGTCTAAAATATTTTTCTGATACTTCTATTAATATTTTACCTGTATTTTTGTCGATGCCTTTCTCATTTAAACCTTCTCCTTTCCAAATAATATCAAATCCTTTCATTGCAAAACTAATTTCTACAAACTCTCTAACACTATGAAATTCATTTGTTGATAGTAAATAATCATCTGATTTATCTACTTGTAACATAAGCCACATACCTTCTATATAATCTTTAGCATGTCCCCAATCTCGTTTAGCATTCAAATTTCCTAAAACAAGTGTTTTAATTTCTCCCTTTATTATACTATTTAATCCTCTAGTAATTTTCCTTGTTACAAATGTTGGTCCCCTTCTTGGGGACTCATGATTCATTAATATACCATTACTAGCATACATACCATATGCTTCTCGATAATTTTTAGTTATCCAATAAGCATATAGTTTAGCAACACCATAAGGTGATCTTGGATAGAATGGTGTATTTTCAGTTTGTGGTACTTCTTGTACTTTGCCAAACATTTCTGAAGTAGATGCTTGATAGAATCTAGTAATATTTGTTAATCCAGTAGTTCTAATTGCTTCTAATAATCTTAAAACACCAATACCATCAACTTGACTAGTATATTCTGGCATTTCAAATGAAACTTTAACATGACTCATTGCAGCTAAATTATAAACTTCTAATCTAGTAATAACAGAATGTTTATTTTTAATTTTATTCAAAATTCTAACTAGATTAACAGAATCAGTCATATCACCATACATTAATTTTAAATTTTTATTATTATATAAATGCGCAATTCTATGAGTATTAAAATCAGATGCTCTTCTTATTAATCCATATACAATATAATCTTTTTGTAATAAAAAATCTGCTAAATAACTTCCATCTTGTCCAGTTATTCCAGTAATTAAACTTATTTTCATTTTGAAATAATTATTTAAGTATATATTTTATTTATAAATTATTAATAATAGATGGACATAATTCAAGAAAAAATTTTAGTAACTGGTGGTAGTGGTCTAGTTGGACAAGCCATAAATAAACAAATAAATAAATATCAAAATTATGAATGGTTATTTTTATCTTCAAAAGATTGCGATCTTACTAATTTTAAACAAACTAAAAAATTTTTTAATACTTATAAACCGACTTATGTTATTCATTTAGCTGCAAATGTTGGTGGACTTTTTAAAAATATGAATAATAAAGTAGAAATGTTAGAAAAAAATTTAGAAATTAATAAAAATGTTATTATATGTAGTCATGATGTAAAAGTTAAAAAATTAATTGCTTGTCTATCTACTTGTATATTCCCAGATAAAACTACATATCCAATATATGAACATATGTTACATAATGGACCACCTCATTCTTCTAATGATGCTTATGCCTATGCAAAAAGATTATTAGAAATACATTGTAGAGCATATCAGGAGCAATTTAATGATAATTTTATATGTATTATACCAACCAATATATATGGACCATATGATAATTATTCTTTAACAGATGCTCACGTTATACCAGCATTAATACATAAATGTTATTTAGCTAAAAGAGATAATAAACCATTTGTTGTATGTGGTTCTGGAAAACCATTGCGACAATTTTTATTTAGTAATGATCTAGCAAAATTAATTATATGGATTTTGTTTAATTATTCTGATAAAACGCCAATAATTTTAGCTCCTGATGATGAAATATCAATAAAAGATATTGCAACATTTATTGCTAAAGAATTTGAATATATTAATAAATTAGTATTTGATAAATCATTTTCTGATGGACAATATAAAAAAACTGTTTCAAATAAGAAATTAAAGGCTCAGTTGAAAAACTTTAAATTTACAAATATACAATATGGTATTAAATTAACAATACAATGGTTTATTAATAATTATGATTCTATTAGAAAATAATATAATAATAAATTATAATGAAGCTATTAATAATATTATTATTATTTATTTTATTAATAAATCAAGATACAAAAGAAATGTTCATGATAAATAGAGATTACGTATATCATACTACTATCATTGAACCGCCTACTAATTTTACTAAAACAATTAGATTATATAAAGATTCGGATGTTATAGGTAGATGTGCAAAATATGCTAGAAATAATAATAGTTATTATTTTGGTGTAAGTTATGATGAAGATTGTTTATTATACCCCAATCCTAATAATAATGATTTAATTAATTCAATATATCCATCGAATGCAAAAGAAATTGCTGTATATAAATTACTAAAATCAATAATAATCGATAAAAAATTATTAAATAGACCAATTAAAATTGCTATAAATTATAATAATAAATATTATTTTTTAATGCATGATAATATGACTGGTAAAAATGAATTATTGCAAGATATGTATTCTTTATATTTAGATGATAATAAAGGAGCTTTATTTTATATTACACAAGTTGGTAAAAATAAATTTATTATTAAAAAAAATATAAATGGAAAAGAATGTAGATTAATATTTTCTAGAGATGGAGTTAATATTGGATTTTCAATATATAATGCAGTTTTAACTTATAATAAAGATTATTTTATTTATGATAAAATGAGTTTTAAAAAATATAATAATAATAATTACAAAATATATCCATTTAAAAGAAATCGTTGTTATTTGACAATTGCAAAATACACATTACCATTAACACCAATTTTTGAATGTTATAGTACAGCTCTTTCCGCTTATCATATTGGTAGTTTTGTTAAATTTATTCCTAGTTAATGTGTTTATATCAAATTGATATACTCATTAGTTATAATAATGAATATAGTTGATCAAAAATTATTAACAGATTTAGAAATATATGAAAAAATTATTCCAATTTTAGATAAAACTATTACTTTGTATGGAAAAACAAAATTTAAAGAATTTTTTCAAATTTTTTATAATGATAAAAATCATTTACTACGAAGAAAAAATATTATAGAATCAATAGTAAATACCCCAAATATTAAAAAAATAATAGTATCAAATTTAAAAAAAATTAATAAATTAGAAGATAATATAAATTGGTTTTTTTCTAAAAATAATGATACATATGATGATCTTTGTTTTAAAATAGATTATTTAAATATTGATAATATGTTAACTTGTCGTAATTTTTTAAAAATATATAATCCAGGTATTTTAGTTATTATATATTTGATGATATATTTAATTTTACGTTATAATGGTATTAATATAAATATTAAAGATTATATTTTTAGTATATATGCAAGTTATAAATTATTTATTTCTGGTTTATTAAGTTTCATTATAAATGACAAAAATATGATTAGTTTTTTAACGAATATACTAGCATCAACTTATACATTATACCAATTATATACTATTTATAATTCAATTGAGAATTCTATAATACATTATAAAAAATGTAGTGAATTTAATAATAAATTTAATAATATTAGAAAATTTATTGATTTAGTTAAATTAATATTCAAAAAAGATTGTTTTTTTATTTATGAAAAAAATTTGTTAAAAGAAAAAATTAATAAAATTGATAAAATATTTTCTAAAAAATTATTGACAAATATTGGTTATAAAATAATGTTAAAAAAAAATAGTAATGTATATGAATCTGATTTTAATAGTATATTACAATATATCGGGGTTATTGATTCATTTATATCAATTTCTAGTTTATTAAATGATGGATATACATTCCCATATTTTGATTATTCTGAAAAGCCTTCTATTGATGCTAATTTTATTTGGCATCCTTGTATAAAACCTGAATTTAGAATTAAAAATAACTGTAAAATTAGTAATAATATTATAATCACTGGTCCAAATACATCTGGTAAATCTACTTATATTCGTAGTGTAATGTTAGCTATATTTTTAGCGCAAACAATTGGTGTTACTTGTTGTGATAAATTAACTTTTACACCATTTACTGTATTATATACACACATTGAAATTCCAAATATAGTAAGAGATAAAGCATCATTATTTGAAACAGAAATCTTAAGATGTATTGAATATTGTAAATTAGTTGAAAGTTTACCTAAAAATAGTTTTATATTTGCAGTAATGGATGAATTATTTACTAGTACAAATCCATTGGAAGGTATTGCTGGTTCTTATGGTATATGTGAATATCTTGGTCAATTTACTAATAATTTATTTATAATTACAACTCATTTTCAAGAATTAACTAAATTGGAATCAATATATCCAGATAAATTTAAAAATATGAAATTTATTGTTGATATACAAAATAATATACTTGTTAGCAATTATAAAATAACAGATGGTATATCAACACAAAATATTGCAATTAATTTACTTAATCAAAAAGGTTATAATAATTCAATTATTGAAAAAGCTAATTTGAAATTAAAAGATTTATTGAAATTATAGTTATCACTATTAAGAATATTAAATTTATACATAATAAAAAAAAGAAAATCGAAAATAAATTGTTGTTTGTTTTATTAATATTATTATT